AAATAATTGGATTGGGAGGTTGGCTACTTTATATGGTCAACAATCGACTTCTGCGAAAGAATCATGGAAACTAACTGAATACTTTGTTAATAAAGTAAATTGGTTATATTTAGTTGCTGGTAACCATGACGTATGGAGTGGAGACGGTGACCCTCTTGAATTTATTATGAGAGACCATAAGGGTTTGTATGAAAGATGGGGAGCGAGAATGAATCTTGTATTCCCCAATGGAAAGGAGATTAGAATAAATGCTCGCCATACTTGGAAAGGCAATAGTATGTGGAACTCTGCTCATGGTGTAGCAAAAGCTGCTCAAATGGGATGGAAAGACCATATCCTTACTTGTGGACATACTCATGTTTCAGGTTATCAAGTTATTAAAGACCCTGCCTCTGGTTTAATTAGCCATGCTTTACAAGTTGCATCTTTTAAGATAATGGATAATTATGCTGATAAACTTGGGCTTGATGATAAGAATATCTTTAATTGCCCAGTAACTATTATAGACCCTCGATACGATGACGATGACAATAGGCTAATTACTACAATATTTAATCCACTAGTTGCCTGTGAATATTTAAACTACCTTAGAAGTGATAAAAGTAAAAAGAGGAAATAAGCACCCTAAAGACAAAATTGTATTTGTCAATAATCATCAAATGACATATGAAGAACTTGCGAAGATATGTGTTATTTTTTGTACGAATGAAGATAATATATATCCACCACCACAATTTAAGGGAGGCGAAATGTTAAGAGAATTTTTGAATGAATGTATGATAAATCGCACAGTTAATGAGGAGACTTTAAAAAAATACAATTTATGAAGAAAAGAAATACATATACCAAGCATGACTTAAGAAGAGCAATAGAAGACCTATACAGAGGTACTGAACATACAATACAAAGATTAACGACCTTTGAGACATTATTTAATGAATATATTGCTATGGAAGATAATGAGGTTAGATTTAGGGAGTTTTTAGATAAAAAATATGCAGTAAAGCCCGATAAAACTCCAAAAGAAGATAATAAGGTTAAAAAACAGAAGAAAACTTGACCATTTTTATTATATAAGCTTAAATTAAGGGCGTATATGGCTAATATAAACTCCCAAAATGTTTCAAATGCAGAAGAACACTTAGTTTTAGCTTATCAAGATTTAATTGCTTTTGGTAAATTATTCCTTCCTGGGGATTTTGGCAAGTCTGAATCTCCTTCATTCCATTATGAAATAGCAGACGCATTATTAGAGCCTACAACAAAGTCATTGGCTCTTATACTACCTCGTAGTTCTGCTAAGACTCAATTATTTAAAACATTTTTACTGCATAAGATACTATTTAAAAATCCAGATGAATTAATGTTTCTGGCTTGGGTAAGTGATAACCATAGAAAGTCAATATTAAATCTTCAATATATTAAACAGCATTTAGAAACTAATGAAAAAATTAAATACTATTTTGGGAATATCGTTGGGGCTAAGTGGACAGAGACTGATATTGTAACTTCTACAAATGCTAAATTAATTAGTAGGTCTAATTTATCAAGTGTTCGTGGTGAAAACTATTTAGGGAAAAGATATGATATTGTGGCACTTGACGATACAGAAAGTGAAACTAATACAGTTACTCTTGATGCGAGAGAGAAAATTAAGAACATTGTTTATAATGGGGTCAAGCCTGCTCTTGATGTCAATGGGAGGCTTGTATTTGCTGGGACTCCTGTTCATTTTGATAGTTTATGTCAAAACATTTTAGATTCATATTTAAAAGCAAAAAATAAAGATGATTATACTTGGGATGTTATCCATTATAAATCCACACAGCCAGAAATGGAAGGAGGGGTTTTATGGAATTCTTATATGCCAAGAGAAAAACTTGATAGGATTAAAAAGGAATATCAACATGCTGGTAGGATACATGGATATTATCAAGAATATGAGTTAGAAGTAATGAATGAAGATGAAGCTGTATGGGGGAGGAAGTATATAAAGTATCATGATTCTTTTTATATACATGAGAATGGTATGAATTTCATAATGATTGATGGTGAAAAAATTCCAGTAAATACATTCTCTGGCTGTGACCCTGCGACAGACATAAACACAAAAACATCTGACTTTAGTGTAATCATGACAGTTGCAATCACGCCAGAGAATCATTGTTATGTTTTAGAGTATGAGAGGCACCGAAGTATACCTACAGTTGCTCAAAGAGATTCAGATGACAAAATTATAGGGAAAAAGGGTGTTATTGATTATATAATGGATATGCATGAAAAATATCATTGTTTAAGCAGTACAGTAGAAGATGTTGCTATGAATAGAAGTGTATTCCAAGCCCTTAATGATAGAAGAAGAATTACAAACAAATTTGATATTGCTGTTATTTCAGAGAAACCTGGGGGGAGAGAGAAGCGTAACAAGATTTATTCTGGATTATCTGGACGCTTTAGTGGCGGCAATATATATGTAAGAGAAACTATGTTTGATTTAATACATGAAATAACAACATTTGGACCAAAGATGGCTCATGATGATACTATTGAAACATTGTTTTATGCTACTTTACACGCTTTTCCCCCAACTGTAAAGAGTAAAAAGAATAAGGGTGGGATAAGAGAATGGTTTAAGCCAAAGCCTAAAGCCAAAAATTGGATAACTGCATAAGTGGGTAGTTAGACTAACCACTACTAAAAAAGGAAATAGATATGCCACAATACGAAAGATATGAAGGCGAAAGCCAAGAAGCAGCTGACGCAAGAATAGCAAAAAATAAACAAAGAGATATGAGAGAGAGCGATGCATCTAGACAAATGGCTTATGATTATGAAGCTGAATTACGTCATGATATGGACCAAATTCTTGAGAGTCGTCCAGAAAGTGTTAATAAAGCCGTAGCTCATATAAATAGAAAGAGACAAGAACGAGAGAATATGGCAAATCATCCAGAGTGGGCTGAGATGGGTCAAGAAATAGAACGTAGTGAATATAACAGCAACACAACTTCGCCCAGAGCAGGAGAAAAAAGTTATCCTACAGCTCTTAGAGAAGGGGGATATGATATACATAAAAAGAACTTTAATTATATTATTGACAATATGCCTGAAGACGCAGAACTGAGTGAAATAATAGGTTGGGATGATGAAATGGGTAGAGATGAAGTTGGTCTATATGCAGTTAGGACAGCTGATGGTATTAAATTTGTACATGGGTTGACAGATAGATACCACGGATATGGGAAAAGTGGTAATCCTAATTATAAAACAAGTGCTGAAGCTAAATATGGTAGCGCAAAGCAAAAAGCTGCTAATGGTGATTTTCTAACTTATGAGAAAGCTTATAAAATTTATAGACGACAAGCAAAAGGTAGTATTGTTGATAAATTTATACAGCATTTTGCTCCTAATAGTGAATTAGAAAGTAGAAATAGTGTTTATATGGACGAGGAATAGAATGGCAAAAACTAAAGCAGCTGATAGGATAAGAGCATTATTTAATTCAGCAGATTCAGCAACAAGATGGAATTGGAAGAAGGTAAACCAAAAGGGATATGAATATGCTAATGATAATCAATTATCTCATAATGATAAAAAAGACCTTGAAGAACAGGGTATGCCCACATTTACAATTAATAGAATTAGCCCAGTTGTTGAGATGCTCAATTTCTATGCAACTGCAAATAATCCAAGATGGCAAGCCATAGGTAAAGAGGGAAGTGATAGTGATATAGCTTCTGTTTTTAGTGATTTAGCTGAATATGTTTGGCAGTTATCTGATGGTGATACATTGTATTCTAATGTTATAAATAATTGTATTACTAAATCTTTAGGGTATATGCTTATAGATATTGATGCTGATATGGATAATGGTATGGGTGAAGTTGTAATTAAACAACCTGAGCCTTTTGATGTTTATGTAGACCCAAAAAGTAGAGATATTCTATTTAGGGATGCTTCTTTTATTCTTATTAGAAAAATTCTTCCCAAAAGCCATATAATGAAATTATTCCCAGAACATGTGGCGAAGATTAAAAAGGCTTCAAGTGAACATTTAACTTATGATTCAGCTTCTTTTCGTTCTATAGATGGTGATGCACATGATTTTTATCATGATGATAATGATATTACTGCTATAGACCCAGTAGAAGGAAAAGAAGAAGTAGTTCAAGAATATTTTGAATTATATGAAAGGGTAAAGATTCCTTTTATAAATGTATTTTATAGAATGATGCCAAATGAAGCACAATTAAAACAAATTCAACAACAAGTTCAAGTTAAAATGCAAGAGATGGCTCAAGAAATGCAAGTTCAATTAATGGAGCAACAACAGCAGATGGAACAAGCTGTTCAAGAAGGTAAAATGCTACCAGAGAGATTTGAGCTTGAAATGAAAAAAGCAAGTGATTTAATGCAACAACAACTTCAGGCTGCTGAGCAACAATATATGTCTAAATTGCAAAAAGATATATCGAAAGTAGAAAATAAAGTAGTTAGTGAAAAGGAATTTAAATTATTACAAGCAGATGAGACTTTTGCTTCTATGATTGTTGATTTTACTAAATTTTATGATACTAGATTAAAACAAACTTGTGTTGTTGGAGATACATTTCTTTATGAGAAGGTATACCCAGAGATGGTAAAAGATTATCCTATTATCCCTTATCATTTTAAATGGACTGGAACACCAATGCCAATGTCTGCTGTTTCTCCATTAATAGGTAAACAAACTGAGATAAATAAATCTCATCAAATTATGGTGCATAATGCATCATTAGGTTCATCTTTAAGGTGGATATATGATGAGGGTTCTATTGATACTGAAATTTGGGAAAAATATTCAAGTAGCCCAGGAGCATTATTACCTAAAAGACAGGGGCAAGAAGCACCAACTCCAATCTCACCAATGCCATTATCCAATGCCTTTTTTACTATGGTTCAAGAGGGGAAACAGGATATGGAATATTTATCTGGTATTTATTCATCTATGCAGGGGAACACTCAACAACAGCATGAAACATTTCGTGGTATGTTGGCTATGGATGAATATGGTACTCGAAGAGTTAAGCAGTGGATGAAACATAGTATTGAACCTGCCTTAAGACAAACTGGTAGAGTAATAATGCAATTTTGTCAAGCAACATATTCTGCTAATAAGAGATTTAGAATTATACAACCAAGTGCTTTGCAGGAAGATAGAGAACAGGAAGTTAACATTCCAATTTACAATGATATGGGTAAGGCAATTGGCAAATCTATGGATTTACAATCTATGAAAGCAGATATTACTGTTGTTGCTGGTTCTACTCTACCTGTAAATAGATGGGCTTACTTAGCAGAATTGAAAGAATTATTGAAATTTGGTGTCATTGATGATATAGCGGTATTAGCTGAAACAGATGTAAGAAATAAAGAACAAATTGCTAAGAGAAAATCTATGTTATCTCAACTTCAAGGGCAACTACAACAAGTTCAAGAAGCTCTTAAGGATAAAGATGGTACTATTGAGACTCTTGAAAGACAACTTGTACAAGCTGGAATTAAGGGTAAAGTCATGCAAGCTGAAATGGAAATCACCAAACAGAAGGAACAAGTTAAGGGAGGGCTAAATAAGCAGTTTGTTCAAACTGAAGGTGAACAAAAACTTTTAAGGAGCACTATGCAGAATGAAGCTGCTACTAAAAGCAAGGAAATTGATATGGCTGTAGATATGGTAAAAAATGATTTGCAAAATAAAAAAGAACAATAGTAAATTAATTTAACTTAAAAAGGGTAAATATATGTCAGATAATAACTCTAACATCGACAACTCTGATTTGGGTAATACAGATGTGATTGAACAACAATCTCCTGCTAGTGTCCAAAACGACTCCGATGTTAATGAATTTTTTAATGCACTCGATAAAGAAGTTAACGATATTGCTTACGAAGACGTAAACAATCAAACCGAACAGGCAACCCAACAAGTACAAGCTGACCCCCAAGTGGCAACTCAGCAACAGCAAGTTGGCTCCGATGATAATACGGTTCAGTCAAGCGGTAACACAGACTGGAAAAAGCGTTATCAGGATAGTAGTAGGGAAGCACAAAAGTTAAACGAGCAGTATAAGCAAGTTGAACCTTTTATCCCTATACTAGACACAATGAAGAATGATAGTGGTCTTGTAGACCATGTTCGTGATTATTTGGAAAATGGTGGAGCACCCGCTAAATCTGTACAAGAGCAACTCGGATTAGATGAAGATTTTATCTATGATGAACAGGAAGCGATGACTGACCCAGAATCTGATTCTGCTAAAGTTAGAGAAGCGCAAACTGGAGCTATTGTAAATAGAAGGATTCAGCAGGTTCTTGATAATGAAAGACAAGTTGCAGAAAAAGCAAGAGCAGCCCAATCTAGAAAAGAAGAAGAAGTGGCATTTATGCAAAAACATAATATGACACAAGAAAACTTTGACTCTATGGTTGAAAGGGCGAAACAACACACTTTATCTTTAGACGATATTAATTACGTGTTGAATCGTGACCAAAATGCTGCTAATGTTCGCAACTCTACTCAACAAGAAATGTTAAGCCAGATGAAAAATGTCCGAAATATGCCTACTAGCCAAAGTAACCAGAATAATATGGGAGATACTCAAACGAGTGAAGAACAAATGTTCGATTCTATATTCGGTTCTGGTCAAAATGATTCTTCAGGCTTGTTCGGATAAACATATAGAGAATTTCTACTCTTAGCCAAGAGTATTTAATTGTTGTTTTTCCGATTTAATTAACTAATTGCCTTCGGGCAAGGAGAAATAACATTATGGCTGATTATGATAAGATTGTCCAACCAGCAGGAACGGGCAATCCGCACACAATAGATGCGCCAACTCAGGCGCAACCTTGGGGTACTGATAACTTTGAGGTAGGTAACGAAAATCAACGCTCGGGCAGAACGTCACCTGACCTGGGGGACCTTCAAAGACGATACGACTTCGGAAACACCTACACAAAACTCAGTTTCCAACGAGACCCCTTCCAACACCTCCTCTTAGCAGGAAAGAAAAAGAAGTTTGTCTCAGATAGTAAGTTTGAATACGCTATTAAACGAGCAACTAACACCTATAAGCGATATGCATATGTTGCTGCTATGGATATAAATGCTGCGTCTATCGCAGATGTAACATTAACATCTTCTGAGGCAACTTGGACAGATGCTGCTTATACTCATTTGTTAGCTAACGCAGGTGGTCTTAATAATGCTTACGATGATGCACAGTTATCTACTGCTGCTGATTCTACATTTGCAGTTCTTATGATGGGTGATTACAAGATACATGGTAATCTTTCAAATAAGATTAATGTTGATGGGACATCTAAGACGTATGCATTAGGAGACACATTAACTAAACCTAACTGGTTTTTACCTAATCAAGTTATCAAGATTCCAACTGGGACTTCTGCTAAAGTAGTTCAAGATTATGTACTTGCTAGAATTATAGAAACAGCCGATTGTGTTGTTAATGGTTCTGGTGCTGACCAAATTGCACAAGGGACATTCCTTTTGTGTAAGTGTATCAAAGCAGTTTCTGGTGGTGTTAATGATTATGTAACATCATTGGTTAGCAATACAGTAATGCTTGATGTGGCACATGGTACAGGCTCGGATTCTATAGCTGAAAAGTTAGAACCTAAACGTACATACATCGCTGGTTCAGCATACAAGGAATTGAGTGGATATGGCTCAACTTGGAAAGCTCAACCTTTCTCAACCGATTATGGCTATACTCAGATTTTCAAAAATACTGCGATGATGAGTGGTCGTGCGATGGCAACAGCTCTGAAATTCGGGGAAAATCCTTGGAAGAATGAGTGGGCTGAAAAAATGGCTGAAATCAATTGGGATATTGCCCAAGCTGGTTATTTTGGTCAACAATTCATTGATGATGATGGAATTACATACACAGAAGGTCTTGTGAATTTTGTCCTCAATAATGGTAACACATTTGCCCTAGATACAGCTACTAAAACTCTTGATTCTTTCTTAGATGATATGAGTGCATTACATGACCCTCGCTTTGCGCTTGCGTCTAAAGTATCCCCAGTGTTCTATGTTGGAACTGCTGTGTGGAATTGGTTAGCTAAACTTGGTGGTTTTGCTAAGAATAACTTGGAAACAAGTCCTAATTACTCAATGCAATTTAGTGGTCGTGGAAAGATGGCTGGTGTAAGTTATCGTCAATTTGATGTTGATGGTTCTTCAATCCGTGTCGTCAGAGACATTCACCTTGATGGAACTAATGTCAAGATGATTGGTGCTAACATGCAGGCTTGTAATACAGTTGCTCTAAAAGCAAATGGAATCAATCGTGACATGGCTGTGTATCCAGGTGTCAAGACAATCAAAAACTCTGGTGAAGACTATAGGGTTGACCTAATTCAAGCCGATGTTGGCTTTGAGTTTACAGCCCCTGAGACTCACGCAGTATGGCTGTAGGAGTAAATCATGGCTAAATATTGGTTTGCAAAGCATCCAGACGGAAAACTACTACAAGGCTCTGTTGCATGGGACGCTGCTTCCATTGCTGATGGAGACGAAGAGGCTAAAGACGTTACTATCACTGGTGCTGCTTTAGGCGACTTCGTTCTTGCTAGTTTTAGCATTGATGTTGAGGACTTATGTCTAAGCGCAGCTGTAACGGCTGCTGATACTATCACTTTTGTATTATCTAATAATACAGGTGGTCCTATTGACTTAGATGCTGCAACTTCTTATGCTTTAGTTATTCCTAAGGCAGATTACTCAAGCTAAACAAATTTGCCTCCTCGGGAAACTGGGGAGGCATTTTTTAAAAGGACTTGTTATGACACTAAAACAAATGGTGGAAATGGTGCAACAGCATCATCCCAAACTTGGTGAGACTCAAATAACAATTTGGCTTAATCAAGCACAAAAAGAAATTTCAGATAGAACTAATTATGGAGTTACAGAAACATCTACTTTTAATACTGTTTCTGGTACAAAATATTATGATATAAATGACCTCTCTGGGGTAACTTTGAATGAAGATGTTGTATCTTTTACAAAGGTTAGTTATGATGGAGAAGAGATACAATTTGTTAGAAACCCAGAACATATAGAAGGTTATTAATGGCTGATTCAACTAATTCTAGAAAATATTGGTGGCTTAAGGGAGAAGAAATTGGAATTGGTTATTTAGCAACTGATACTAATGACAATACTTCTCTAACAGCAGTAGATGAAGTTAAAGAAGTAAGTATTGTTTACGAAGAAGAACTCCCAGACCTATCATCTCTTTCTGATGTCCCTTCTCTTCCTACAAGATTTCATTTAACTATTGTATCTAAAGCTATACAAAAAGGTTTTGAGGTTAATCCAGACCCAAATTTTTTACAAGTAGCTCAATATTGGGCAATGGATTTTGAATTGGGTTTAAAAAGAATACAGGAATTTAAAAATAA